AATACTTGTATTTCTTCTTCAGTCATTATTAACAGGTGGTTTAACATCTTTCAATGCTTCTATATGTGCATTGTGATATTCTGTTTTAATATTACTTAACTTAGTCTTAACAATCTCTTTCATATTTAAACCAACAATAGCAGAACTAAATTCTTTATTAGTCATACCCTCTTTAGTTTTTAACAAAGTATCAACAATATCTGTTAATCCCTTAACATACATAGAGGATATTTTCTTTGCTGTTTGATCTACTTTCTTATCGTTAATCATTCTACAGGTTTAGTTAATGCTGATAGTAATGGATTAGCAATAGGTGTTTCTTCTTCTGTTACAGGTGCTTTCTTCTCTGCTAATATCTCCTCTGCTTCTTCCCTATTTAAATCAGGATTCTTTTGCATTAGTATATCAGCTAAATCAATAATACCTTTAGATAGTTCCCAATCCCAT